CGTACTTGCTGTGGGTCCATAGCCCGTCAGCGTTCTGCGCCATGATGTCCCGAAGCAGATTGACCTGCCATTCCTGCGCCGTCCGGTCCGTTTTCTGGTACAAATCCACGGCTTCCTGACCAAGGGTGTTGTTATACGGCAAAGCCACGCGGGTAGTTGGAGTTTGGCGGCCTCTTCTGGCCTCCATCTCCATGCCTCCCTCGCGTTATTCAGTGGTATTGTCTGTCTTATATGCCCGCAAAGGCATCAACCCTCCTCGCAGCCGTATTTATCAACGCCGTCCCCGGCGTTTGCTGCCTTGTGGATCGTAGATGATTTGGCAGTGGCAGTTGTTGTGCCTCCTCCAAACATCATTCCCCTTGTCCCGCACATCGTCATACTCGTAAGTGCCGGCCAGTGAGTTGCACCAGGTGCAGCACTTTGCGTCCGCGATCCGCTGGACGTAAATAGTCAGCCCGGAGTCGCTCTGAAAGCCAGCGTTTTCACGCACGAAATCGTCGACATATCCCTCCAGGAAGTTGCCAACCTGGTCAAGGAACAGCTCCGCATTTTCAGCGTAGCTTTCAGCATTGCAAATCCCCGTTATAATGCCGTCGATCTGGTCCTGATTTACATCCGGCGTGATCGCATTGATCCCGATGCCGGCATTGTCATTCAACGATTGCTGGATCTTCCTGGCAACTTCGGCAACGTCCCCGCTGGCCTTCTTCATCGGACCTTCAACCAGGATCTCAGCTGCTGCCCTGTACAGGCGACCGTCCGTCAGCGCCTCAGGTAGATACTCCCGCAAGACCGCCGCCAGCATCCCGCCGACGTCTTGAGCGTATACCTGTGCATCCCGGTAGCTTGCCGTCTTCCGCTTCAGCTTGGATTCAATGATCTGCATGCTCCGGATCTGATCCGTCATGACCGCATAGCGGCGGAGGATCTTCCGCAGGATTTCATCGTAATTCATGCGGTTTCACCTCAAATTCCCGTCAGGTCATGCAGCTTGTCCTCTGTGAAGTATTCCGGGAAGCTCTGCTGGATCTTGATCGCAGCATCCCCAATGCCGGAAAGCTGTGCGGCGTCCGGTTCAAAGACAGGCTCCCACCGTGCGCGCGTCTCGTAGAATACTTTGCGTTTGTAGTCCATGTTATCCCGCACACATGCCGCCAGGTATCCGACATTCAGCAAGCCCGTGCCAAAGTTCCGCTGTGCCTTTCTGGCTGTCAGCCTCATATTCTCATGGCTGGCGCGGATCGCATCTGCACTGCTTGGATTCTCTCCGACAAAACCGAGATCATCCAGCGTCAGTCCGGTCTCCCCGGCAAACAGGCTGGCATAAATCTTCAGTTGCTCCATGTGCGGTGCTACACTTTGGGTCGTGAACTGCCCCAGGATCGGGTGGTCGCCGTCGTCGTCCTTAGTGAACTGCAGCATGCTGGAGATTGTCGCCTTCCATTTGTCCATCAATTCGTTGTCCGGAGACAGGCCCGTCACATACTTCTGCGGGAAACTGTAGAATTCAGCAGTAATCTCGGAGCGCTTCAGCGTCCGCAGCGCCGCCTGCTGGAGCTCCATGCACGCCCGGCTGATCCGGCTGTGTCCGAACGGTCGCCTGGCATCCGGCCGGAAGATGATCGGCACCAAGAGCGGGTACGGCGCCGGATTTTCGATCTTCCAGGCGGTTCCCTGATCCAGGTTATAGAACCAGGTTTCCTCCGCCGTAAACCACGCCTCCAGCACTGGCTTTTTCGTCTTCTGGTCCCGCTCCAGCACAGCGTAGCCTTCCTGCAGCAAGTTCGTTATCGGGTCAATGATCCCGGTGGCATCATATCCATCAATGACCTGCAGCCTGGGGAAACCATCCTCGCCGGCAGCAATGTACACAAAGCAGCAGCTCGCGATGCACGCGCTGATGATGGCGCTGTCCACGAAAACATCCCTGCTGTTCATGTCGAAAATATTGTTAAGGTTAAAATTGTCGTTCGCGAACTCCGTGAACACCAGCCGGTCCGCCAGTGCATCAACCGCTTTCGCAGACCATCCCAGCACTGCCTTCAGGAAACTCCAGCTGCGCGGAATCACAATGTTGAAATCCTTAACAATGTTCTTCATTTCATAATAATTGTACCGAAGGTTTACGCGACTCTGTTTCTGAGCCAGCTTGCTCCTCAGATACTCAATTCCCTGGTACACTGCTTCTCAACCTCCGATACTTATTTGACCTTCATTGACATTTCGTTATAAAAAGTTCCCAGACGCCGGTGTGGAAGGGCGCCGACATCCGGTCGGGGGAGGTACGCCCCCCATGTCCGGGCATCGTCCTTTGGTTCTGTTTTTTGTTTTTGAAATCTGTTTGCGCTGCAATGATTTCCAACGCTGCGTATGTCCACGGCTTTTTCCCATGTGCCTCAAAGTTTTATGCCGTTGATCAGACCGTGCCAGCATCTCCTGCTTTGTAAGATCCCCAATCCATGGTCAGTGGAAGAATTCGATTTGTGTTGTTTATTGTTTCTGGCGCCTGTCCTTGTTCTTTGCTTTCAGGCTTCGGAAACACAAGTTTATTTGCTTTCTCTCTGTTGCACTTCCAGTGAGCAAGCTGCAGGTTGTCCATGTCGGAAGGATGCCCACCCCGGTCAATTGGAATGATGTGGTCAATACAAGGAGATAGGGGGTGCGGATATTTAAGAGTCTTGTCAACCGGCTGACCGCAGATTCCGCAAATGCTTTGCGAAGCAAGAATCTTTTTCTTGTTTCTGTCAAAGGCGAGCCTGTGCTTTCCGTCATGATCCGGACGGTTGCGCTTGTTCTTCCCTGTATCGGTAGCCACGGTTGCGCCTCCGTACTGAATAAATTACCGCCAGACAAACAGGTGCAGCGGTAAAGAATCGCCAGCACGGTTTTTCTCAGCGGTACAATGTGGATGGGTATAAAAAAAGGCGGGGCGTTTTTGCCACACCTTGTGCATTCTCTCCTTGAGCAGCGCTCCCGAAACCGGAGGCGCTGCCGAATAAGGAGGACCTTGAAGAAGCTCTCACTTCCGGTCATATCCATTATGCATATACGGCCTGCACATTCAATAACATTTGTCACATGAATTTCTAAAGCGATTCAATGTACGCCGTCCGCAGTCTGTTGACGTGCTGCCTGCTGAGCTCCAGCTGCTCGCCGATCCGTTCCTCCGTCCATCCGAGCGCATAGTAGTTTCTGACAATGATCCTGAGCCGCCGGTCCTGTATTTCATCCATGATCCGCTCGAACTCGTCCATCATGCCCCGGAGTTCTTCTGTCTTGTTTTCGATCTTATCCAGGACTTCGTCGGTGTCCTTGCGCTGGAGAAGCGCGGCCTCCGGGTCGTTGGTGCCTCGAGGCATCCCCGTGATCTGTATCGAGTGCACAGGGCGCGGGCCTCCGATGAACTGATTCAGAAACTTTGATTGTCGTTCCAATGTTTCGATCTCAATGACGATGTAGCGGTAGTTCTCCAGCAGCTCACGTTTTGTCATGTATCCCAACCTCACTATTATCTGTCGTTGAATGCGCTGGGCCGGAGTTGAACCGGCCGGCAGCGGGTTTTCCTCCAGCGCAGGGAACGGGAGCGCTTCCATCCTTTCTTTTTACCCGCGCCTTCAGCACTGCCCCGCCCGGCGGCGCTTGTCTCCGGATAGCCGGTCACGGCCAGGCCTTAATCCGGAGGAAACTGTCATTGTCTGGCGGTCAGCTCGTGCACTGTCCGCTGCATTGCCCGGAGCGAGGCTTCCAGCTCCTCGATCAGTAACAACGCATTAAACATTAAATCGTTTTCGCACCCGTTCCTGGCGAAGTCTCCGGAGCGGTACGGGCACCCGCTGCAGCTGTCGATGTCGTGGTATACCGAGCAGTGCCGGAGGCCTTCTTTTGTGTTCTCGTGGTTCATTTCCCCTTCACCTGCCTTTCTGCTTCATCTTTGCACCGCAATGCGGACAGTATTCAAATTCTTCTGTGCAATTGTCCATAGTGCTAAAAACGTGCCTACAGGCAGAACAAACAATGTGACTATCAGAATATGCTCCGTCATACGCAAGGCACTCCGGATATTCAATCCATTCCGCTTCCTGCTTTTTCAGCAGCTCGATGGCGTCATCTTTTAATCGTATCTTACAGCCAACGTTAATACTTACATACGGGCATCTGTAGTCACAATGGCCAGCCCTGCACATCGTTAACCCATTTATGACCTTCTCCCTGTCGATCACCCGAATGCCTCCTCTCCATCCTCCGGCACCGGCTCCAGGAAGAAATACATCCCGTC